GCAATCTGAAGAAATTCAAGAATCTAAAAAAATTGCAACAAAAATACTAAATAAGCATATGAGCAAACTAGTGTTCGATCAACTATACAATAAGGTTCTTAAGGAAAATTTCGGTCAACCAAGAGAAGAAGAAGAAAATAAAGGTCTTGGAGCACTCGGACTCGATGATTCAACATCTGACTCAGCAATGGGAGATGATGAAGATTTCGGAGATGATGAAGATTTCGGAGATGATGGAGGCGAATCCGTCACATTCACTCTTGATCGTGCAACAGCAGAAAAATTACTTGATGTAATTGGAGCTGCAATGGGCGGAGAAAGTGAAAACGAAGACGAAGGCGATGATGAAATGATGGACTTCGGTGATGATGAAGGCGATGATGAAGAAGATGGTATGGATTTCGACGAAGACGAAGAAGTTCAAGGAACTAAAGTCGCCCCAGATAAAAAGGGTGTCTTCCAAAAACATTCAAATAAGGTTGGTGGCACTCTAAATCCTAAGGGTGGTAATAAAGCCAAAACTGATGTAACTGACGATGTTGGGACATCCCATACTGCACCATCATACACTGCACTACAAGGTAAGAATAACCAAGTTCCCGGTTCTACCATTAAACAAGGACAAAATTACTTCCGTTAATTTTTACTAATTAAACAATTCAATCAAAAGCCTGTCTTAATTAAGACAGGCTTTTTTGTTAAATAAACATAGTGAAACCTTTTAAAGAATTTTTTATTGATTTCGAATCTAATACATTTTTAGAATATGCACATAATACGGTATTCGGTGCTGCCCAGTCTATTAAAGCACATAATGGCAAAGGTGGTGGGTTAGGAGTAGGATTAGATGCTAAGATACCGCATATAGTTGGAGATAGACAAGAAGAAATCAGACCCGGAACTTATATCAGAGGTTGTAAGCAATTTAATGATATTTTATCAAAAATTGGTTGTGACTTTGAGTATGGTAGAAAATTAGTAAATTATAAAAATTCTGGGAATGATTGTGTGATGAATAGAGACATGGCAGGTAATGATATCATTGTTATCATAAAAGGCATCCAAAAAATTAAATAACACTATGGGATGTCCGACCACACCGCTTTCATGTCTTGATCCAGTTAATATATTTGCTGGGGTGTATAATCCCCATTGTGGCGGATTTGCAGATCCAAGTAATTTCCAAGCTGAAAGAGCAATTTATAAAAGCGCATTTGGAGAATTAATCAATAATTATGGGGTGGATGTTGATTACTATATAAATGGGTTTAATGTGGATGAATGTAATATATTATATGGGGAACATTCAACACAAAAATATTCTGAGCCATTTGTGGTCAGAGCATATATTAAAATGGAGGAGAGTGTGTCTTTATCTAGATTCGGGATGGATTCAGATGATGAATTAACTGGGTATATATCAATAGCAGGATTTGAAGAGTCATTTTTAGAATATTTAACGACTGAATCTGGTGCTATATTAAGAAATGAATTGAATGTTCCTATAGCATTAGATGGTGATTCAATATCACAATTTTTCAAAACTAATGGGTTGAGGGTTGAACCCAAGTCTGATGATTTAATCAAAGTCACTGCCTTGGGGTGTGATAGGCCCGGTAATAGGGGTGCTAAGATATTTAGAATAACTTCAGTCATCGACCAAAGCACTAGCGCAGGATTGAATCCTGTGATGGGTCATTACGCTTACAAAATAACCGCTAAAAGATATGAGACATCCATGGAAACAAATGCACCACAAGAATTGGGCAATGATCAAGTTTACGATAATGAATTCTCTGGCAAAGTGGAATCTACTATATTCCCGACTCTTACCAGTGATGCAAAAGTTTATAACTTTGATATAGATACTATCAGTAAAGAACAGGTATATGACATGACCAATACTGATGATAGTGTTTATGGCAACTATTATTAATTATATACCAAAGATAATGTTTGATACAATGTGTCAGTAAACATATTCTCAAATATAGCATCGGTAGAAAACAACTCACTATCGCTTATATTTGACTCGATAGTAGTTCTAGTATTCGTGAAGTCAATAATCCCACCGATTGAAGTATTATCATATTGAGGATTATATTCAAAAAATAGATAGTATTTCTCGAAGTCCACAGTATTGAAAACTGATGGTAGTGTCAATGGCCATCCCCAATCTGAGTTATAGTCTGATAATGGGTATGTTGAACTTCCACCGATCACTGATAATGGTTGATATGTATTCAATAATGTGTATGTATTACTAAATTTTTCCAATGCGACTATCGGGGTATTTATATTGACAGTGTAAGTAGGAATATCAATTTTATTACCTATATTCACACCATACTCTGTTTTAGATGATCTACCACGTATATCCAAATTTTCTTTGAATTTATTCAAAGTCCCTATTAATTTAGATTTGTCTAATGATGCTAAATTGATCAATCTCTGTATTTTTTCTGGGTAGAAGTAATTCTCTTCACCCTCATCGTTATATCCAACAAATTTGGCCAATGAATCTAAGAATTCTAATTCGCATAAATCAATATCTTGAGTATTGGATGCGAAATTGGATATTTTCTCATACATTTTAACACCAATAGCTTCATGATCGGATTCACTATTACCTAATAAGCTTCCAATGAAATCTTCGAATAATACCTTATGATCTAACAATGTTTCTTGGAATCTTAGATCCATTATGGTCTGCATTGGATCAAAATCTTCATTTTTCTTCCAAATGTCATAATAATTTTGAGTATATACATTGAAATAATTCGATCTACCAGATAGTTCAAATGTATTGGATAAATCATTGGTGAATGACCCACTGACACTAATAGACACATTTTGTAGCATGTTTCTATCTCCTTCATAAGGAAATTCTAAATAACCTCTGAATGATCCACCAGAATCCTGAGTAGATAGAGTATAGTTCAATGAACTGATACTATAATTCGATAATGGTAGCAACTCAGGGAAGCCATCTCCAAATATTGTTTCACCGTATTCATTTAAAATAGTCTCACCAGATTCTGAACCTAATGTAATTACAGGCAGGTGATTCAGTGTGATATTTATTGCAGATAATTCTATTTTGTCGAAATTTTTAATCGACATATTATCAGCATTTTTAATTTTGACTACGAATGGTATTTTAGTATTGAAATACTTAATATTGTTGATATTGAAAGATTCGATCTGATATCCTTCACCATCCATACCATTCGATGTTATCGATAACTTACTAGGTGTGTTCTCCACTATCTGTGCAGATAAAACTACAGACAAATTATTAAAATAATCAACTTGTTGATTTATATATAGTGGTATATTTTGATTCAATTTGTCGAACCAAAATTTATATAAAACTAGATTATCGATACTATCATCCTTTAGATATATATCTTTAGATCCAGACATACCAACATATTCAGCACCGACATCAGTTTTTTGACATTTTACAATTGTATTATTTTCAATTTTGGCATATATTTCAGAAGAATCGATCTGTATCTTTTCTATTTCAGAGAAATAATATTTAGCCTCATTATAGTTATACTGACGCTCATATAATGTATGAAAGTTATTTAAATGTGCGAATTTATCATCTTTAATATCCCAATAATCTAAACTATTACTATTAGATATACTATAGTAGATAGTTGATGGTGATTGATATGGTGGGAAATATGCGTTGAATGTGAATGGTCCTTCTATCTGTCCGCAGCTTAGTAATAAATTAGAAGTAGATAACTCAGTATCTATATTAAATGTGAATGGTAGAAAATCATACACTGTTATAATTTTCTCAACATTTGAAATCAATGCGTTACTATTGCAATCATAAACAATCAATTTGGTGGTATAATTACCGGGAAATTTATATGTTTTAATAGGTGATCTAAGTTTAGAAATTGTCCCATCTCCAAAATCCCAAACATATCGAAATATTCTGTTATATTGGTCTGGAATAAATTGTATTGGGCATAAATCTACCGCAAATGTTGATAAACTATCGACATTTTTGTAATCAATTGCACTAAATCCTATGTTAATTGTTTGCATATTATTCGTCTATTACCTCGATACGATTAATCAATGTGTTTGGTCTATAAATATAAGGGAATTTAAAGAATGGTAGTGTGGTAGTTTGGTTTATCACTGTCTCGTCTACATTTTCGAACATTGGATTCCACATCACTAATGATAATCCATTGAAGTATACATTTTCCTTAGAATTTATGGTGCGAATGTTTTTGACACCCGCAATACTTAGAATGTCTGATGACAATTTAGATATATCGATAGTTTGACCTAGTTTTATATTGGATGGTGTGAAGTATTGTAATATAGCAGATGCTACTTTACTTTTCAATGTCTCCTTGTTGGTTTTATTGTTCTGTTCTCGGACCACTACTAATTTAGTGTCTGAATATATGTTTTTAGATACGATATCTAGATTAGTGAATCCTAAATCGATACCCATATAGATAGGATCTCTTGGAACCACTTCATTGCTTATGATTTTCTTATCCTTTGTTATATTCTTTATAAGTGTCTTGAAACTATTACTCAGAAACTCTGGATATTGGTCATCAGACACTATATTAAATGAAGGAACACAATATATATTGATGTTATTGAAATCGCAAGAATCAGCAAAATTGACTTGATTCAATATCACTCTATTGACTTTATTCGGATCTACGCATATATCATAAAAATATTTGATATATTCATTCATATATACTGCATTATCGACCACTTTAACATCATTCAATACATTTGGAATACTCTTCTTTAAAAAGTTTTCATAATCTAATTCAGTGACGAGTCTTAATTGTGATGACAAGAATAATGGGCTATTTTCTCTAATTTCATCTACTGTCTCAGCGTCTCTGATGATTGTCGAATTCGATAAGTTGTTAAATGTCAGATATGATTTATTGTTTTCATCGATATCATAATTTATATTAGATGAATTGACATCCGAATATATTTGATTGAATAATGAACTATTGTATATATAAATTTTATTTCCATTTATAGCGTTTTTAGATATCTGACCTTTTTGACCATCACTGAGTATATAAAATATCGCAACTTCATCATCTTCAGATAAAGATTTTCCGAAAATACCATTACCGAATTTAATTTCATAATGACCATTTTCATTCAATCTTATATCATATACTCTACTATCGTCAGATGCTAAGAATAAGCTATCGACCTCTTCATATTCCACCCAAGTGTTAGTTGCAATTTCCTTGACATATACACTTATAGAACCGTGTGATATAAATCGGGTGTCATTGTTATCAACTAAATTATCTACTACCACTGGGATAGTTTCATATGCGATACCAGTAGCAGTATATAATGGATATTCGCCAACTACACCTTGTTGTAAGATGGCATTATTACTGATAGAATTTATATTTTCACTTCCAGTAGTGACCTTTTCGAAAAATAGGGAATCGTTGAAAGTGTATTGGATATTATCGATTAAAAAGTAGCTATATTTCTTAATTGAATAATTGCCCGGTGTTAAAAGGTTAGATGCTACACAATTTATTGAGACTGCCGATGTTTGTTTACCTGTAGGCTTATACCCTATCAATTTCACAATTTTATTCATGTTTTCATATATAGTAGCTTGTGAAAACATTGATTCAGTTGATGTCTGATTTAGATAAAACATCAATACATGGGTATAATATGCTAATATATCCAACAATGATGATATATTAGAACCTTCATAATTTTGATCAGTAAATTTCCCCGATTCATTCAATTGGTTTATCATGAACGACTTCAAGGTCAATGCATCAAAATTGACATATGCATCTTTGGGAAGGTTATATTCTGGAGTATTAGTCATCCTGAATATTATTTAATCCATTGAATCAGATGAAGTAAATTTATAAATTATAAAATAGTATAACCGATACTATTCAATTCAGATTTTATACTCAACCCTCTTATATTCAATGATGGGACATCGATCTGTAAATTGATGTTATATGTATTATTATCTTCATCTGCTATTACTTCTATATAATTTACCGTTATCCTTGGTTCAGAATCTGGTAGTTTAGTTTCTATTATATCTTGTATAATTTCCGCAGTGAATTCATCAATAGGTTCAAATAAAAATTGGCGTAAATCTACTCCATATGTAGGATTTAATAGTTTATCACCGGGAGATGTTAATAATGCAGTTTTAACACTATTTTTAACAGCCTCGACATCATATAATACTGCAATATCTTTTAGATATTCGACACGGTTTAGTTGGTTATTATATGAGACATCTTGAGATAAATCAAATTTAAAATCTTTATATAGATAATCACCTTGTAAAGATTTTTCAGTGAGTTTATCTACACCTAATGATTTAATTTTGATTGCCATTTAATTATTTAACCAGTAGAAGTTAATCAGATTTATTTTTAGTATTATCCCAATTTACTCTTTTTGAACTTTTCTTTTTATACATTCTACCTTTAATTTTATCACACTCAGATTTTGATGGTCTACATGCAGGGTAGCTACCTTTTGATGTATTATTTCTACCACATGGACCACCAGTTTTACAGTTGATCCATCCTTTGAATTTTTTACCTTTTTTATCTACATGAGGAGCAAACCAATCTCTAAGATTTTCTAATATTTCAATTTGGGTATATTTATGATTTTTTTCATAAATGTTGTTGAATTCAAATGATTCTTTGACTGTATCTATTTCTGATAATTCTTCTGCATAGCTTTTTGAAACATAGTCATTAGATTCTATACTATTCAATATCTCAGGTGGAACTGTTTGTCCTATTTTCAATAATTCTAATGCATAGCTTTTTGAAGCATATGCATCAGATTCTATACTTTTTAATATCTCAGGTGGAACTGTTTGTCCTATTTTCAATAATTCTAATACATAGTTTTTTGAAACATATGGATCAGATGCTATACTTTTCAATATCTCAGGTGGAACTGTTTGTCCTATTTCCAATAATTCTAATGCATAGCTTTTTGAAGCATATGCTTCAGATGCTATACTTTTCAATATCTTAGGTGGAACTGTTTGTCCTATTTTCAATAATTCTAATGCATAGTTACTTGAATCATATGGATCAGATAGTATACTATTAAATATCTCAAGTGGGACTTGTTGCCCCTTTTCTAATATCTTTATCGCATAATTACCTGCTAAACTTGGTCGAGAAGCTATACCCTTTAGTAGTATAAGTGGAAGTTCTTGGTTTTTTTGTAAAAATAATAATCCTTGATTATACGCGAAATATGGATCAGACATTATTTTGTCTAATAATTCAGGTGAAAGATTTTTATCATGTTTATTTAATATAAATAGATCATTTTCAAGATAATCATATGCTTGTAATTCACGATTTTTAAGATACCAACGTATTTGATTATCCTTTAGTGAGTCTGCTTGAAATGGTGTTAAATTTGGACCAATTGATAAGAATTCATTAATTAATTTAGGATTTAAAATTTTAAATATATCATCAGAAATATCAACTGTTGATTTTAAGACACGTTGACGCATATTAAAATTAAATTTTAGAAACTTTTTTACTGATGGATTGTTGATAAAATCTTTAATTTTATCCATTTCCAATCTTTCAACATTATCAAGTGGTTTATTGACTAATAAATCCTTATAAGGATCTAATACTTTTGGATATTTTTTAATGATAGTATCCCATCCACCATCTACTTTTTGTGTATTATTATTTGCGAATGTCCACTCATATCCAAATTTAGTGTGATCCAATACCATTATGTGTGAATTATCTTCTTTTGGTATTTTTTTAAAATATATAAAGTAAAAAGTAGAATCTTTACCACCCCTATAACTTGGATACATATTGCCAGCACCTTTTCTAGATATGCAAAAAGTATAACCTTGGCCATATAAAATACATCTATCTTGAGAACTACCTCTATAAATTACTACATTATCGTCTTCAGCTACGATATCATCTTGTTGGACATCGATTTGTGTGTTGGAAACTTCTCTCTCTTCGTTTCCTTCAATTGCATCCACTGCCTGTTCTAATTCTTCAAAAGTCTTATATTGGAATATGTCTCTATACTTTACATCAGGTATATTTGCTTTATATTTATCGAATTTATTGATATACATTTGAACTGTATTAGGATCAATATCCGAAAATTTAGCTTTTATTTTATCTATAATAGCTTGACTATATTCAAGTATGAGTTTATCATATATTTTATTAAAATTACTCATTATTTAATTTTTCCTCCACGATTTACACATTTTTGGACGTACCCGCTGGCGTAGGCACTAGGCCATACAGAATATTTAGATTTAGCCTTAGATTGACATCTAGACCTCAATTTAGATACTTTTTTCTTCTTTTTAGTATATTTTTCCAGAAGAACCGAGTATAATTCATTAAACTTTTGCATATTTTTATTAAATTATTTATCAATATTTTATACATATTTATCGATTTTTATATAATGTGATTGATTTTATAATATTTTATAGATACCAATCCATACACACTAAATAATAGTATGAAAAATAAATATTATGTTTATGGATTATATGAAGAGGGATCGGACACACCTTTTTATATTGGTAAGGGTTCTGGGCGAAGAGTTCGTAGATATTCGGTGGATAAAAAGACACATGGTTATATGTTAGATTGTAAATTTAAAAATCTACAATCTAAAGGTAAAAATCTGGAGTATAAAATATTGCATGATAATCTTTTAGAAGAAGATGCCTTCAATATTGAAATAAATTTAATTAAGAAGTATGGAAAGCGATGGGATAATACGGGTATTTTGTTTAATTTCACCGATGGGGGGGATCAACCACCATCTGCTGATATTATTCGACAAATGTATGGGGATGAAAAGTTTAATGAGATCAAAAATAAACGTAAAGAAACCTTTAATGATACTTTTTTTATAAAAAATTTCGAAAATATATTAAAAGTTCAAGAAATGTTGAATGAAGATTTCTTAATCCGAGATATTGCCAAGCATCTTGGATTTTGTAGAGATACTATTTCGCGTTGGATTAAAATATATAATCTAAACTACGATAATACTAAAAAAAGGTTATTAGAAATTGAAAGATTGGAAATTTTCCGTGAACACAATAGGAAAAAAATTCAAAAAACATCTAAAAAATATTTAGTAATCGATCCGAATGGGGATGAATTTTGGGTGACTAAATTAGTAATATTTTGTAGAGAAAATAATATAGATTATAGGGGACTGAGAAATACATTCAACAAACTAAACAAAGATGGTAATAATTGTAAATATAAAGGATATTTCATAACTCAAGTCATCGAACCGATTATTTAATCAATTCCAGTCACGACACGCTTCTGCTTTAGGTGTTCCGGGTTTTGCTGATGCACAGTTATGACGTTTTCTAAATGATTTCCTGCGTTTTGCGTTATGTTTTCCAACCCTGACACCAGCTTGTCCCCAGTGAATTCTTTTATATGATCCATCTGATTGACGAGCACATTTAGTCCACTTTTTACCCTTTCTATCACTACTAGCCTTTTTAGTGGGACCAGTGCATTTAGCTTCTTCTAGTAATTCAGATGATATCCTATCATATAATGTATGATATGTTTCTAAAATAGGTTGTTTTGAGATTTTATCTAGTGAAATTTTATAGTTATTTTTCGCATCAGTGAAAATATCTTTAATACTAGTGATCTGTAAATTTACAGGGTTTATATATTCTATAGGTTCGGGATCATCATATGTTATATCTTCGATATATTGAATAATAGGATTCGTATCATCATCATTTTCCAATGATCCTAATATCTCTAATATCTCTTGCATTTCTGGGGAGACATCTTCATCCGAATATTCTTTCAATAAATTGGATGCAGTGAATTTACATAAATCCACAACACTAACTAGAGCTAATTCATTAGCATCATTGTTATTTTTACCAACCTCTTCGATCTGACTCATTATTCCAGCTAATTCATCTACGATTTTATTGAATTT